CAAGTTGAGCAGAACCAGTATATCCAGTAAAATCAAAAGCAGTTCCAGATGTACCAACTACAGTATAGTCAGCATCTAAATCTGCTCCTGTATTAATAGTAAGATTGACACCATAGGCAACACCTGCACTAGGATCAAAAGTAAGAGTGTTTTTAGCCATTAGATAGTGCTTTTAGTAAAGTTTTAATTTCATTAATATCATCCTTTAAAGATTTCAAATCATTCTCCATATTATCTATTCTATTTGTTCCTTGCTTTCTTTTAGCACGTAGTGAAATATAATTATTATATTCACTTAAATTTGTATTCAAAATAGCATTGCTATTGTCAGCACGTACTAAATTGTTGTGTCCTTCTACTTTCATATTATGCAAGTGCAATTACTCTTAGATTTTTCACTCTAGGTGGTTGAGCCTGATTAGTACCAGTTCCTACCAACTTAATGCTAAAGTATCTAAAGGTTGGCAAATCATCAATAGTAAATTCATAATCATTCCATACTACTTGATTAGAAGTATATGCTATAACATCAGTCTTAGCAGTTAATGTATCAGGAAGTCCACTATTTTTTGCTGGATCTATGATTTGTCCACTAGATAGTAGATTATCATATCCTGGGAATGGTTGATATATCAATTCATCATTTGGATTTTCTGAAATAGCATAGAAAGCTCTAATATCACTAGTAACATTAATATGAGCATCTAAATGAATTTTAATTCCAGTTGCTCCAGATTTTAAAGTAACTGGTTTAGATGCATACACAAAAGCATTAGGATCATCCTTCAATGTATTAACTCTATTATCTGTAATCCAATCAGAAATTGGATTATTAATTCTATTAGAAGTTAAAATAACACCAATTCTATCCAAATCAACCACGGGAGAAAGTGTGGGATCTGCACCATATAATGACAAACTCATTGTAAATGATTTATTGTCTGGAAGAGTAGATAATGATGTTGTTTCATTAATTCTAGATGCTACCATTCTAGGGGTGGACATATAATTATCACCCACCAATGAAATATCTTCAAATCCTTTATCTTCAAATGGTGTCTCAGATCCATCTATACTAGATGAAGTAACAGTTCTAATTTGTCCTGATAAACTAGTACCAGATGGTGTTATATTTTGAACTATAGGAGTTACAATTTCAAATGGTATATTTTCAGTAGAAAGTATTTGAGAACCTCCAGCAGACTTAGTTTGATTAAAATGTAATTTTGGAAGACTGGTTCCTACAGATCTATTTACTCCATTAGATGACATATCAACTTTAATATTAAAGTAATCTAGTCCTTGAGGGTTAGATACTGTAGCATCTGCTAAGTTATGATTTGTATTAATTCTTCTTAAAGATACTCCATTCAATTCATACTTATTAACTATATCTAGAGAACTATGAGATAATGTTTTAGTAGAATCAACTCCTCTAGTAACACCTGTTAATGTATTATTTGATACTCCACTATAAGAAAGAATTTCACTTCCAACTTTAACATATCCTAAATTAGTAGATCCAACTCCAACATTTTCAAATTCAGCAAAGTCTGTTGCATCATCTACACTAATAGATCCTGTTGATGAAGAGTCATAATCTGCAGATAATACAGTAGGTTGAACATCTGAAGCAACATCAGTAAATGTTACTGTATTCTGAGTTGAATACATTCCATTATTTTTTTGATTAACTTTAATATGAAGTCCATCACTTATTGTCACAGGAGAACCTGATAACCTAACATTACCTCCAGCAGAATAATTTAAAACTGTGACACCAGCACCTGTTACATACTTCATAGTATTAGTTGCACCAGTTGCAAATTCACCTTGAACATTATCAAGAATGAATTCATTTGTTCCATTAATAGAAGCAATAGAGAACTTAAGATCTCTTCCAAGAGAAGTTAAACCTACAGTAGAAACACCAACTACATCTCCAATAGCATAACCACTACCACCATTTGCTACAGTTGCTGCAACAGCAACTCCATTAGTAATGGTAAGATTTAAAGATCCATTTCTTCCATTTCCAGTTTGAGTAACCATAGGAACAAAATTATATGTTTCACTACCAGAAGAAGGAGTATATCCAACTCCAGAATTGGTAATTGTTAGATTGCCATTTGCTGTTCCTGCAGCCCCTACATATCTACCAGTAGCATTACTACCTTCTTGCTGAACTATATTTCCTACAGTAATTGCAGTATCTGATATAGTAGTATTAAATCCTATCCTTATTTTATTAGATTTAATTTCGAAGGAGTCTTTAAGTAAAGGTGGAATATCATCAGAGTATGTAAGTAAAGGTGGATTTACAAAATTAATAGTTCCACTTCTTTCGCTAAATCTTGCTCTATAAAGAGTAAATTTAAGATCTTCATATTGACTTGCATTCCATGTCTCACCATTTTGAGATTTAAATAAAGAACCTAGAGTAGGTTGCTGGCTTACAACTATCTGTTCAGCTTCTGGTTTATCCTTAGTACTAACATCAGTCTCACCCATCCTAGAAATCCAAGCAGTATATTCATTGCTTGTAGATAATAAAACTATTGCATATGATTTACCTTCAGGTAAATATACTGGAGATGGGAATGTAACTGTAGTTTTAACTGAAGCATCATCAGAAATATTAACATCATCAGGATCTAAAACTACTTCACCAAACGGAATTATCTCTGTAGTAGGAACTCCTAGAGACATTGTTCTTAACTGAACGCTAACAGGTAAGAATGCATCTTTAGAACCAAAGTAAAGATCTACTTTAGTAACATATATTGCACCTCCTACAAAAAATGATTGTGCAAGAGGATCATTAACACCCCATCCACAATCTTTCTTTAATTGAGAATATCCATCAGCAGTAGCAATACCAGTTTCATCTGCAATTGCAGCAAAATTAGCTTCAACTGCTGCTATATTAGCAGGATCTGATTCAAAAGCTTCTACAGCACCAGCAGTATTTGCAAATTCAAGGTGCTCAGTCATTCTTGCTTCAATTGCTGCAGCACTAGCATCAGCACCCAATTCTTTATGAATAGAAGCAGTCCAATACTTAACATCTCCTTCTGTAGGAGTAGTTTGTGTAGTCCCTGCATTAGCAGCTATAAAGTTTTTATAAGCAGTTCCTATAGGATCATTAACCTGAATACTTTCTACTTGATTATTTTCATTAGTAATAGGAACAATTCCAGTATTATATGATTCTTGAGTACTCAACTTTCCTATAAATCCTGTTGATGCTCCAAAAGCTGCAGTTTCTTCCTTAGTATCTAAATCTTGAACTACATCAACCCATACTGGTTGACTTGGTTGGGTGTTGATGCTAGTGCTAATAGTAACAGGAGTAGAAGAAGTTGTAGTAATTGGACCTGATATAGACTTACTTTCTACTTTTGTTAAAACATCTGTTGAGATATTCTTTACACTAATGATAGTAGACTGGATAGTGTTAATACTTCCAGATGATTCAAATACTTTTGATACATCAGTAGAAACAAGATTACCATCTTGACTATTAACATTGCTGCTAGTGAGCCTAAAAACTTTTTTACCAGTCTCAAATTTTGGAGTAGTTATATCATTAGGGTTAGGAATAAAGAATGATCCAATCACACTACCCAAATTATCACTTCTAAGTTTTACACTAGAAATTGTAGCTTGAGCACTTGAAGTTTCACCTACCAACTTAAGATCTTTTTCAATATATCCAAAATAAGTGTTATCTGCTTTCTCTGCTAATGAATCCAAATCTACATTAAGAATAACAGATGTTGAAGAATATAATTCAGGTATGTTGACAAGATCTGAAGATGTATCAGTAGAAGTGGTAGTTGAAGAAGATGGTATAATGCTATCAACTATAACAGCACCCAAACTTTTCCCAGTACCGCCTGAATTAAGTGGGGTAAACTGATAATATGGATTAAATTTATAAGTTTGAGTAGGAGCATCAAAAGGTCCACGTTTGTGATTTGATTGTGCTACTTTAAATCTAATTAATTCCTTTCCATTAGCATTAGTTCCTATAACAGTTTCACCTACTTGGAAAGTTCCAGTAGTCATTGATATTTCAAGCAACTTAGGAATAATATATTTTCCTACATCTTGACCATCAAAGAATGCATAAAGACTAGTTGATGGTTTTAAAGTTCTAGCATCAAATTTAATATTCCTAGACCTCATATTAGAGGATATTTGAGTATTAATTACCTTAGGTCCTTCATTAATAGTACTAAATGTTTCTCTAACTAAACTCTTACTTGCTGTCCTAGTAGAAGTACCAATTTGCTGTCCATTAACTGTTGTTACTCTCTGCAATTTATCATGATTCCACTCTGTCCTAGTATCAGACCAATTTTCCTTAAATCCAGTCCAATTATCTGCCCAGGAACTCCATGTTACAGGACCATATCCAGTTCTAGCATCAAATCCTGCAGCATCTAACTGTTCAGAAGTATTAGTATAAGTAACTAAATCATCATGTTTAGCTTCTAATACAACTTCATCTATCCATATATCAGAATCTGGAACTAAATCTACAGTTCCTCCATAATAACTTACCAAATATGGTGTAACATTTTCTACTCTTGTAGCAAAAGGCTGATCTGCATGAACAACATCTTCGTAATCAAGGGTTAATACTCTACCAGTTTTTCTAATTCCATTAGCACTATTTAAATCCAATTTAAGATCTAATTCAGTTGTGTGATGAGAAGGTCTTAATTCTCCATTATGATAATCAATAGAATTTTTTACTATTGTAGTTTTAAGTTGATTTTCTGTATTAGAAAAATCATCTACAAAAAATCCAGATTTAAATCTATTCAATCCATCTGTATCAGTAATTTGCATATTTAAAGTATCACTTTCCAATAAAGTAAGCGATGTATAAAATTCTAAATTTTCAATTCTTTTCTCAAGTTTATTAATATCACTCATCTGATATCTCTTATAATTAGCAAGAGATATGCTTGCATCATTAATATTAAATAAGTATGCTGGTAATTTAATTGATGCTACTTCCAATGCTCCATCTATAGGAACTGGGAATTCTGGAGTCTCAGCTGGAGTTCCTTTTATTAATTGGAAATTTCCAGATTTAGATAGATAAATTTTATCACATCTAGGAAGATAGAAAGAATAATCTAATAAAATAGACCTATCAGATGCTAAAATATTTTGAGCAGAATTGCCAGAAGCAGTAAAGGATCTACCTAAGAATTCAAAAGGAGATCTAGAAGTTCCTGAGAAATCAGAAACTCTGGGTCTTATATCAATAATATCGCTGACTCTAGAGTCATTAATTAAATGTAAATCATCATAATCAAAATTATCATAAGAATTTACAGTAGTAATATCGCCAGTATCTGATGCAGTAAAATATGCAGATTCAAATATAATACTTAATTTTTTAGATGGTGCATCATATCCTGGTTTTCTTATTACTCTACCATAATCATATATGGTACTTCTTTGTCCATCGTCATAAGTAAATTCATCAGTTATATTATTAGAACCTAAAGCAAGAGCACCAACTGTTGCAGTAATACCAGATTCTTGGAAAGTTACTATTTCTCCAACTTGAAGATCAAAATCATTTAATAAAGTATACTCAATAGCAGAATCATTACTTTTACTAACATATATTCCAGTTGATTTGCTAGTATCACCAACAAACATTTCTCCAATTAACAAATCTCCAGTTTTTGCTGTTGCACTATTAATAGAACTTAAAGTTAATACTGGTAAAGATGCATTGTTAGTGTTAGATGATTCATATATTCCATATACTTTAGTTACATCAGGAACATTTAATGATATTTCGCTATCTTGAACTCTAGTTCCAAAAACTGTGTTATATGTTAATCCATCATTTAACGTTGTAGTTCCTATTCCAGATGTTGAACTTGCTGATCCAACTATATTAAGTACATTAATTTTTTGCTTCTCTTTAACTTTTGAAGTTACATTTATTTTACGTAATGTTGCTATCAATTTAGCTGGACTATTAGTTCCTAATCCATTAATAGTTACTTGAGTAGATCCTGTATTAAAATTAAATTTATCTGCTGATAAAGATTCTGTGGTTCCATCAGTTCTTATTAAAGTATAATTCTCTTCATCATAAGCTAAGAAAGTTTCATTAGCATTTCCACTACTTATAGCACCTGTAGAATTGCCACTAATAGTAACATCAAATTGTTTTTTAATTGTAATATGAGAATTTGTCAAATCTATATTAGAAACATTCTTTTTAGGTAAATGTGTATATAGATTGTTATCAGTAGAAGATTGGAATTGTGAAGTTAATATCTTAAAGTTTGATGGATTAATTTCTCCAGAAAGAGCATCACCAGCTATTATGGTTGGTAATCCCCCCTCACAAACACCAGCAACAGTACTAACTCCAGATATAGTTAAAGAAGTTTGAGAAACACTCTCAATTCTTGCATAAGAAGGAAGAGTTTTGCCTGGATTTGTATATTCTACAATATTGCCAACAGTAGCAATTCCACTAAAGAATTTACTTGGATCTGCACTAGTAACTGTAGAAATTCCTAAAGATGCTCCTGAAGTAGTTGCTGCACTAATATTAACTTCCCCAATATTGGCAAATAAACTTTGCTTTACATCGGCATTAAAAGTACTTGCTGTGCTTACAGTTCCATTGATAGATTTAACATCACTTGTGGTATAAGATGTGCATGCTGCTGAAATATTTCCACTTTCAACTCCATTAAAAATTAATTGTTCACCAGTAATGAAATTTCCTTTTGTATTATAAGCAGTAATAGCAGTACCAACAGAATTATATCTCAAATACCCTGTAGCACCACTTGATTTTCCTTTAATATGAGTTGGGACAACTAAAGCATTTGATGGATTGGTATTTAATGTTATGTTTGTATATGTTTGAATATCATATAATGCAATATCCCACTCATTTTCAGTTGGGACTGAGCTATTATAAGAACCAGATTCTAAAGCAAAATCATATACACGTGCCAATCCTATCTCTTTACCAGCAGCAGTAGTAGATGCAGAACCTATTCTTTGATCTCTTAAACTTACAGTATAATCAGTTCCTATTCCTATAATAGGAGAACCACTAACTCTATTTAAAGTAAATGTAGGACCAGTAACATAATTAATACTTTGTCCTTCTAAAAGTTTTGTAGTTCTTGGTTTTTCAAAATCCAAAAATGTAGGAACAACAGTTTCTACTTCAAATCCTTCAACATATGCTTTTCCTGGCGATAACTTATATGTTCCTAAATCTTTAGTGGGAGTATTATTATTATAAGTTATTTGATTTGAATTGAATATTCCATTATTACCTTCATAATCATTTAAAGTATTTTTGGCAATAAGAGAAAATGGTCTAATATAGTAGTTACCAGATTCATCAAAGGTTCTTTTTGCTAATTCATTTCCCAATTCATTATAATCAGTTTCTTGACGTACATATATTAAATTACCTCCTCTAATTTCCATTAATTGTATGAAATTAGATGGTTCAGTTTCTTCTGGAGAAATAGATGTTAATAATACAGATATACTCAATCTATCAGCACCTGGTGCTGTATAATTACTATATCCAGCTGCATTATCTGTTAAATTTTCATCTAAATCAGAATTTACAATACTTTCTTGAATACGCAATCCAATTTTAAAATCTCCATCATTACGATATGGATCTAAAACAAGAGTTTGAGATTTTACTTCTACAAAATATCCCCTTACAAAATAAATTCCTGCACTTAAAACAGCAGCAGATGCAGTAAAAGCACATGCTCCAGTAACTAATTGAGCAACAGATTCTCCTGGTTGAAATACTAATCCACTTCTAGTAGTTATTACATTATTATCTAATAATAAACTCTCTCCTGAAGAAAATACTGTGTTACCTTCTCCACCAGTATTTAAATATGTAACAAATAGAACATACCAATTACCTCCAGTAGGTTTTCCGATATATGATTTTATTTTAGCTTTTACTCCAGATATACTACCAACTACAACTTGATCTAATAAATTATTTAAATATGAATTAACATCTACTCCTTCATTAGATATTTGAATTCTAATAGAATTATATCCACCATTATACCTAATCCCTCCCCCAGTTACAGAAGCCCCATCTTTAAAAACATGTTGTCCAAATTTTTCAATCTGATTCTGGAGAATAGATTGAATTCCTGTCAGTTCACGAGCTTGAACTGGCAATCCTGGTTTAAATAATATTTTACAATAAGTGTCTTTTGCATCAAAATCGTCAAAATAAGGAGCGACGTTTAGATTGGTTTCCTGTGGCATGATTCTTTAGAATTGCAAAATGACTTTAATATCTTCTCGTTGGTTAGCAGACCTAGTAATAGAAGGTCTATTATCAACATAAATTATGTTTCCAGAGTATTTCTTAACTTCGGGATTTGAAATTCCCTGTATAAAACTCTGTCCAAGGTAATATGTTCTATTATTTATTATGGTACTTATACCAGGACTTCCTGATGTTCCAAAGTTAGTATCAATTCCCAAAGTACCCTCATTACTAGCAATATTTACATTTCCTCCACTTGTTGGATTTGCAGTAAATGAATGCAATGAGAATCCATAAGTTGGATCTGTTTTTAAAGATCCATCACTATTAAATCCAACTAAACTCTTATCCTGCCAATACTTAAGAACTCCTGTAGTTTGGTCATAAGAAACTACTCTTCCTACAGCAGTAGAACCTAATCCTACAGTTTGAGTAAACTGACCATCTAAATCAAAAGTAGCTGTAGTATAACCTGCTCCTGTCAATTTTAATGCATATAAAGAACTTGCTTTAGAAAGAGTTAAATTAGCAGTAGAATCAAAAGCTTGAGGATTTTCTACTATTCCAATTCTAGCAATTTGGTTTCCAGTAATAAAATCAGGATTTTCTGTATCATTTTCAATCTTAGAATAAATTAAAACATTAGTAGATCCTAACTCCCTATAAATATCTGCTCCATGACCACCTTGAGGAGGAATAATTACATTAAATACTGGTAATGTTGTTCCAGTAGGAACTCCTCCACTCACTAAATCAACAGTACCATAAGTATATCCTGAACCACCCTTTGCTATATTAATAGATTCTACCTTAGCATCATTATTAATAACAATAGTTGCTTCTCCACCAGAACCATCTCCATTAATAGGAACACCAGTATAAGTTCTGTTAGCAGTTCCTATACCAGCTCCTCTATTAATAATAGTAGCAATTTTTAATTGACCACTAGTTGATGCATTATCTCTTACAGCAGCATTATCAGTGCTTGTTTCCCAATCGTTAGGAACAGGCATAAAATTAGTAGAATCAAACTTAGAAATATCACCTGGTTTAATTGTATAAAGATATTTCCAAATATAACCATCTCCACTATCACCAGCTGCCTTAGGTTCTAAATCTGTAAATGTGGGTTGATCTAGTGATGGTCTTCCTGTAGTATTTTCTGGGTCTGTTCCATTTTGGAGGCAAATATAAACTTTATAATCTTCATTTACAACATAATATTTTGAAGAATATAAATTAGTTGCTCCAGAAGGTTGTGCAATATTTGTTCTACTAATATCACCACGATACATGTCATAAGTTATACCTGATGTCCAAGTATGCTTACTAACCATCCTACGCACATCTGAAGAAGTAATTTTCTTCAATGCGACCATAGTATCCCAATAATCATCTTCTTGTTCAAAACTATCCTTTGGTGCAGGAGGATTTGATTCCCAAGTTGATGAATAATTAGTAGCATTAGGTAAACCAACAAAAGAATAATATGAATTAACAGTAGAAGTTGCTGCTGAGACAAAACTCTTAGCATTCAGTATTCTAAGTTGATCAGTTATAATGGCTGACATTTTTACGTATTTTTTAGTTATTTATTAAATATAATTTAAGTACTGTATCCAACATATCTTAATGGATTCACTCTTTCAACTATTGGAGAACTAGATATACCACTTAATCCAGTAGAATTACCAGCATAAGAAGTAAATACTCTTGCTGATCCTCTAGGAGAAGTAGCAATTCTTCCCCAACTATATTCACCAAAGAACTCACTATACCCTAGTCCAGTTAATCCATTAAAATCTTGAACACTAACTGTAACTTGTGCAACATAGGTTAATCCAATTCCTATACCCATAGTTTGAGCAATAGAAACATTTGCAACTTCATAGACATTATCTAAGAAAGATGTTCCTATACCAACCACAGTTCCATCTTGATATAGAGAAGTTACTGAAGCACCTACATTAGAATTAAAGACTGTAAAATAATATCCAGTTGAAATTCCACTTACAGTTAATGCACTTCCTACAATAGAAGAATCTCTGAATAATGAATCCTTAGGAAGAAGTAAATCAAAAACTATACCAGTAGAAGCAACCCCTACAGATGTAGTAGAAATGCCAGATATGATTCCAAAATCACCAGAATAAGATACATTTTTTATAGTTTCTATAGAAGTAACTAATTTTGGTTCTCCAATAAGAACTGCTGGAGCAGCAGTATTAGTATATGCCAATCCAGTAGTAGTTCCAGCATATGAAACAGAAATTGCACTAACAGTTCCCACTCCACTTATACTTGCAGTTGCTTGAGCACCCTGAGAAGTAGACAATCCTATTGGAAGAGAAATTGAAACTGTAGGTGCTATAGTATATCCAACACCAGGATTGGTTATAGTAAAGGAGCTTATAGTACCTGTATCAGAAACTAAAGCAGTAGCAGATGCTCCTACTACACTGTCCTGAGAAATAATTCTAATATCACTCTGCCCACTATAGTTTTCTTTAGAACTATCAAAGAAAGTTCTTATATTAGAAACAAAGATGACAGTAGATCCAACACCCACAGATTGAATAATATTTGTATTAGGATATACTAATGGTTCGTAATGAGGTCTATCTTTAGGAACTGCCTCACCATCAATAAACTTATCTTCAGTTTGTCTTGACCAAGTAACAGATCTTTGGAAAGTTTCATTAGTAGTAATTCCAGGTCCAGCATAGATATTTGTATTCAAACTATCAGATGAATTAATAACAGATACTGTTCTCTTATTTTCCTCTAAAGATAAATCTTGATCGTATAATTTAATATTATCTCCTTTCTTAACTGTTTCTAAAATATCAACATTAGTAACGTCTACAGATCCAGTTCCCTGATAGAAAAGAATCTTAGAAGTATCACCTTCTTTAGGTGCTTCTTTAAAGGTAATAAAACTACCTCCTTTAAATTCATATCCAGTTCCTGGAACTTGTAATATATCATTAATAAACACTAAAATAGCAACTTCAACATCAATGTTTGATCCTGGTTTAGATTGAATAGTCTGTTGAACACCATTTAAATTTAATGCAAATGAAGTTGTTTTTCCATCAAATAGAGAATCTAAAGGATCTAAAACTTGGAAATCTCCAACTGTCCATCCAGCAAAACTATCACTTACTGTCTCATTAACAGTTAATTGGAATTCTCTAAATTCAGTAGCACCTGCAGTTGGAATACCTACAGTACCTCCAACACCTATAGTTAACTTCTGAGTTTCTCCATAACCATAACCTTGGTTAATAATTTCAAAATCAATTACACTACCACCTAAACCAACAACTATATTTGCTCTTGCTTCTGATCCTACCCCAGATTGATTTGAAGAATAGAATAGAGGCATATTATCATA